TGTTCCATCTAACAGTAATGATGCAGTGCCAAACTTTTGTTGTGCTGTAGAAAGTTGTGCATCACCCTCTGCTGTAAATGTTGAGAATGAGTTAGAGCTAGTTATATTACCTGTAGCAGATACACCAGTAATAGTAGGTGTAGTACCAACGCCTAAGATAAATGTTAGGCCATCATCTGCTGCACCTGTACCTGCTACACCCGTTGGTGCAACTACTGCTTCTGCTGCCGCTGTTGCACTACCTGCTGCACCGTTAGCTTGTACACTTGTAAGATTAATATTAGTACGTGAGCTAACGTCAATACCTGTGTCTACTGCACCTGTACCTACAACACCAGTGAGTAAAACCGTAGGGCTGGCCTGCTCATAGCTTTCACCAAAGGTAGCTACTGAGAAAGGATTAGTTGAGTAGGCCATGCTTTACTCCTTATGCAGCAGCATCACTTGAGAGTACACCGTACCAGTTTGTACCACCATCACGTGTATGGAAGACCAACACATCAGTTTCACCACTTGCAGGAGCATCTGGGGCTGTACCACCTGCCCACTTAACTGAGCTAGGCCATGTGACTGTTGAGCCATTGCCTGTTAGTTGTAAAATAAAACCAACTGAACGACCTGATGTAACACTTCCAAATGTAAAAGTAGTATTACCTGTCATTGTGAGGCTAAATGCACCTGCGTTATCTGCATCAGGAGCAGGAGAAGTGCCAGATAAAGCGTCATAGTCTTCTTGTAGGCTTTCCGCAGAAATAACACCAGAAGCATTTAAAGTACCTGTTAAAGTAAGCGTCCCTGTATAAGTATCACTTGCATCACTTCGTAAATAACTTGCGCCATTAACACCATCTAACAATTCACTATCGGCTGCTTTTGCAGTAGTGCCTAGTTTACCATCCAATGCAGTTTGCAACCCATCTACATTTGAGATAACGTGGTTATGACTGTCATCTGCTACAGTAACACTCAGCGTAGCATTGCCAAGGTTAGTAAATGTAGCACTACCAGACGCATCACCAGAAAGCGTCAATGTAGGGTCAGATGTTGCAGTAGTGCTAATGCTGATATTACCTGAACCATCAAAGTTAGCGTTACCAGTTACTGCACCTGATACAGCAATATTACGTGCTGTAGCCAGTGTAGATGCAGTAGAAGCATTACCACTAAGAGCAGCAGTAATAGTACCTGCACTGAAGTTACCTGATGCATCACGTGCTACAACTTTAGATGCTGTATTGTTTGGTGTAGCATCTACGCCAATTGTAAGAGCAGCACCTTCGGAACCTGCAGCACCACCTGTGACATAGTTACCTGAAGCTACAGAGCCTACGTAGTTACCTGTAGTGTCAGTGCCAAGTGCTACAGAGTTAGCAGCAATAGTAGTTGCAATGGATGCATTACCTGAACCGTCTACACCTGTAACAGTGCCTGTGACATCACCTGTCAAGCTGATAGTACGACCTGTTTCCCAAGCTGTAGCAGTAGCTGCATTGCCTGTTGTGTTTTGATTACCCGTAGTATTAACACCGGGAAGGTTAATGCTTGCTGTACCATCAAATGATACACCACCAATGTTACGTGCTGTCTCAAGGGCAGTAGCTGTATCAGCATTACCTGTTACATCACCACTGACATTACCTGTCACGTTCCCTGTTAGGGCTGCTGCTACACTATTAAAGGTTACATCAGAAGATGTTTCTACAGCCTGACCAATGTTAATGCCAGAGCCATCTACAGTAACACCTGTGCCTGCATCAGCAGCAAAGACAGTACCTGTTAGTGTAATACCATTACCTGCACTGTATACAGCAGTAGAGGCTACCTGTGTAAATGTAATATTAGTTGTACCAAAGGTAATAGTACCTTCAGTGTTCATCACATATAGTTCACCTGCACCTGCAGCACCTTCTAGTACGAAGAATGCGTCACCTTTACCAAACGAGTTAGGGTCAGATGGGGCATAGCTATCTGTGTCAGTAGAACGGGTCAGTACCCAGTTAGTGCTACCTGAACCTATATTGGTTACAGTGTATACACCGTTCTGTGTAGCATCTGTTTGTTCATAAACTAGCACACGATCATTGACTACCATAGTCACACCATCAATGACTAGTGCAGCTTGTGTACCAGCATTAGTAAGTGTAGCACCTACACCCGCAGTACCGTTGTTATACGTAACATTGAGGTTGCCCTCTTTTTCAACACGTACTGGATCATGATAGTGCAAACCTGCAGCAGCAATCGTGTCTACGTACTCTTTTGTTGCAGCGTGTAGTGCAGAAGTTGGGTCTTGATTAAGTTCAAGGTCACCTGCAGCATTAAAGAAGGCAGCTTTACCTGCAGGCTGTGTAATAAATACTTCAGTTTGTGCAGTAAGGTTAACGGCACTACCCGAGTTAGAACTTGCCAGAACGGTAGTACGAGCTAGGAGTGATGAACCTTCTGTCCATGTACCTAGCCCGACTTCCCATTCATTAGTGCTAGGCTCTAGTAAGGCATAGTAAGTAGTATCGCCATCAGACAAAGCAGCAGCAAAAGTCTGAAAGCCATCCACTGTACCATTGAGGGTAAGTGTACCCGTACCTGTAGTGGTACTTGTTTGTTTTACTCTGTCTTTAATTACTAGAGCCATAGTCTATGCTCCTATTAAGCGATACGAATGATAGCGTTTGATGCGTCTGCAGTTGGGAACTGAATAGTGTAGTCACCATTTGTAGAAGTTTGAGTACCACCAAAGTCAATCACTGCGATTGCTGCATTAGAAGCACCTGCATTATAAATGATACAACCGTCTGCAGAAATAGTTGAGGAAGTAAATACTTCATCGTCAATGTCTACAATAGCTGTTGTGCCATCTACTGAAATAGTAACGTTGTCTAGTATCTGTCCACCAGCTGTATAGCCAGTACCAGTAGCTTCATCAGAGTTACCTGTTACGTCAGAATAGTTAGTAGTTGCTGCACCATATGTACCTGTAGGTGAAGCTTTAATTAGTGCAAGCTTAATTGAGTCGGTATCCAAATCATGAGTACCACCCAAAAGTTCTGATTTAAAGCTCGTACACATTGCTGTTGTGATAGCCATTATTGGAGTCCTTTTAAAAATGAGCATAAAGGGGCCACTGTAAAAGCAGCCCCTTAATTTGCTTTAGTTATGCTAGTGTATCACGGTCAACTTCTGCTGCGCCACGAGTTGCCTCGTTAACGTCAACAACAATTGCCCATACACGTGCAGTAGATGCTGCAGGCGAACCAGAAATAGCAGCAACAGCATCAATTGTATCTGATGCAGCAACAACCGCTTGCGTCTGAGTGCCATACACAAATGTACCTGCAGTAGCTGCATCTACAGATGTAGCTGCCATAAAGGTTGTAGTGTCATCAGCAACAGCAACAGTGTAAGAAGTTACATCGTCAACTGCATCAATCAGTTCAACACCAGCTGCAATAACAAGCGTACCTGCTCCTACAGTTGGTCCTGCGACTCTACCTGATGCTGTTGGAAGTTCAATTTCCTTCTCAACCATATATGCTTTTGACAATAAAGAAGTAGCTTTACCCATAATGTAATCCTCCCTTACGCCAAGTTATATGCTGCGGTAACGATTGCTTCAGGACGAAGAATCTTGCGACCATATAGGTGCATACCACGGACAATATCTGCAAATGAGTCAGGGTCACGATATGTTTCAGTTTTGTTGATCTGCTCTGCAGTTGCAACGGCTGAATCATGTCCTGCGACAATGACACCAAAGTTAGTTGAGTTAACTCCACCAACTGTTGAAGAACCTGTACCAAGTGACGGTAGGTTGTTTGAAGTGTAAACACGGAAACCATGAAGGTTACTTACCGCCAAACCATTCTGCAAACCAGAACCACCGAAGTCAGCATTCAACAAACGTGAGTCTTCATCTTTCAAGACTTCCATGAATACTGGGTCCACAACGATCCAACGACCTTGTGTATCAACATTCTGTTGGTCCATCAAACGAGACATACGTGCAAGAATCTGCAAGGGGAATGCATTACCTGCAGTACTAGACTTTGCAGCAGTAGCACCACCTGCACGAGGCTCAATACCAATAGAGTTATTGGCAGCACCTGCAGTTCCTGATGTGTTTGTGAAGTCGGATGCGTCTAGTGACATAGATGCCAATAGTTCTGCACCAACCAAGTTAGCACCATCAGAAGCGGTAGCAATAGCTTTTGTACCGTTTACAGATGTATTAACTGCGCTTGCATTTGCATGAAGTGCAGCTTGAGAAAAACCAGACAGATATCCAAGAACTTCTTGGTCCATTTGGTCAGCCAAACGATATGCAGCACGATCACTTGCAAGACTTTGGAAATTGACGTGGCTATGAGCCTCCTCAATATCGTCCACTTTAAAAGCAAAATAGTTAGCTTTATCAATGGTTAACGAGAAATCTTCGTCATCTAAATCTTGTGGTGTGATTTGTGTACCACGGTCGTATTGTTTTACGGTGATCTCAGGTTCTTTAATAATTTTAACTGAGTCACCCATGTTAGCAATCTCTCCAAAATAATCAGAGTTTGTGACTGCTTCAACAACAGATGCCTTGCGGAATGCAAGTTGCACCTGTTTGGAATAGATTACTGGACTAAAGTTACCATTAGGTAAATTGCCGTAACCGGATGCCGTTGGGAATGCCATAACATTCGTCTCCTTTAGCAAAACAGATGCTAAACACACAGATACTTATATAGGAGGCTAATCGTTTATGGGTGCACACGATTTAAAAATCACAATGATCAGTCATGATCTTTATGTCATATGGGCCATACGTATTAGGTAATCCGTAAGGACTGTTGTTTGCGTGGGGAATATAAGTAGTACAGGTGTCCATATCTGGGGCTGTACTACTCATTGTACATATAGTTATATCATAAATAACTACATTGTCAATACTTTTTACCTAGCAGAACCAGATAAATCGTAAATAAAGTTACCAGCACGAATAGATTCCATAATTACATCTGCATTACGTTCATATTCTTGTGGTGACATCTTTTGTACCTCAGACTCTCTTATGGCATTTCCCGTGCCATCTGTTTGAGGTTTACTGCGTTGGTTCCGTGTACCCACAGAACGTGCAGCATCTTTTGACGAGGCTTTAGTTTTCTTAATGCCACGATCACCTTTATAAAGATCAATTGCACGAGCAGCTGAACGTGCGTCATTGTCATTTTCATACAATGCATCTTGTACCCATTTAGGTTGCTCGTCTGCCCACTCATGAAAATCATCACTATCACGAATGTCATTAAAGTCTGGGTGCAAGCGAAGGAGTTCTGCTTCAGCTTTTTCACGTGCTGCAGTTTCCCGCATTTCATCTACAACTTTTACACGATCCTCTAATTCTGCAGATTGTTCTTTTGCTTTTTTAATTGCAATCGTTTCAACAATAGCAGCTACATCTGGATACCGTTTTGCCCAAGCTTCAATATCATCGTCCGACTTAGGGAGTTTGATTTCTTGTTTAGTTGCTTGTTTAAGTTGTTGCTCAAGTGCACTAACACGATCTTCATATTCTTTTTCTTTTTGCTGTTGGTGTCTACGTAAATCACCATAACGTTTTTTAAAGCTACGTTCTTCAGCGTTTGTTGGTTCAGCTTCTTGTGGTTCTTTAGACCCTTCTGCTTCACCCCTTTGTTCAGCTATTAACTGTTCAAGCTCTTCTTCTTCTTTTTGCAAGCGTTCTTCGTTTGTGTACTTACGATTTGCGAATGCTACTTTTTTTTGAGGCTGCATTTCTTCAGCCATAACTGTATCTGACATTTAGTCTTCCTTACTGGGGCCACCGTAGCCTTGTTGGAGGGGGATGGGTAGGCCAGTCAAATTGTGAATTATTTCTTTTTACGCCTTGTAAATAATCCACCTTTAGCACCTGCGGCTGCAGATGTGACGTAATCTTGCATTGTTTGTTGTTCTTCTTCAGTACCACCTGTTGTAGTTACTCCAGTAACATTTCCACTTTCATCTTTTTGAACTGTGGTGGTAACGTTTTGTGATGCTTGTTGTGCTGCTTGTGCAGTGTCACCTAGACTTGCAAAACTTGGGCCATCATCGTCATCACCTCCACCCTGTACAGGTGCTGTAGTAGTAGGTGTAGTGGTGGGTGTATCCTCACCTTGTACAATTGTATCTACGTTATTCATAGCCTTTTCAAGATACGATCTAATAGCTTGACTTGATGCATCCTCACTAAAGCCAGATAATGATGACAGAGCTGTAGCTCTGCTTGCATCGTAACTCAAATCAGATATACTTTTACGAAGATCATCTACAGCAGTTGTAACAGTAGCAGGTGCATTAGCAGCTATTGTAGCCCTAGCTTTATCTTGCATTAAAGAAGTACGTATAGGTAATGTATCTGGTTCAGTTAACGAAGGTACAGTAGGTTCTTCTGGCATAGCTATAGTTGGTTCATCTGGCTGTATATCCATACCTTCAGGAACATCAAATGCAACTGGACCTTCAGGATCAGTAGGAATTGCAGGAGCATCTACAGTCGGAGCAGGACTATACCAAGAACTAATATCATACGTGCCATCTTCTTTTAATGTAGAACCTGCAATTGCCGCTTCATCTGCGGTTGATAAGGCATCAGCAAGAGCATCTGGGTCTTGAGCACCACTTGCATTTTTATCAACAATATCAATTTTGTTTTTTGTAGCATCGTCTGATTCATCTGTATTTGAACCTGCAGTTACTACAGCATTAACTTTAGCTTTTTTCTTTTCTTCTTCACCAAAACCTAGTGCGTCAGAAACAGTATCCATAATTCCGCTAACTACTTTAGACAGTATACCTTTACCTTCGTCTGTTGTCAAACGGGTTTTTAAATCACGCAAAGCTTTAACTTGCCCTGCGATAGGGGTTTTTTGTGCTTGAGCAATTTTTTCGTCAAGCATTGCTATAATGTCTTTCTTTTGTTTTTTATTAGCAAGCGCAATAGCTCCACCTACTAATGGGTTAAT